GAGCCCACCGCCGCGATGCGCCTGGGCACGCTCACCCACGCGCTGATCCTCGAGCCGGAGAAGTTCGACGCCGAGTTCGCCGTCATGCCGAAGTTCGATCGGCGCACGACGATCGGCAAGAAGGCGGCAGAGGAGTTCGAGCAGGACCACGCCGGCAAGACTATCGTGGACGAGGCCGCCTACGAAAAGGCCCAGGCCATCGCCGCGTCCGTGCGCCGGCATCCTCTCGTCGCGTCGGGCCTAGCGAACGGCCACGCCGAGGTGTCCCTCTTCTGGGACCAGCACGGCGTGCCGTGCAAGGCGCGCTGCGACTACATGACCGGCAGCGCGATCCTCGACGTGAAGACCTGCAGCGACGCATCGCCGGAAGGCTTCGCACGTCAAATCGCGAACTTCCAGTACCACCTGCAGGCCGCCCACTACGCCGCCGGCTTCCGCGAGGTCGTCGGCTGGGAGCTCGACCGCTTCATCTTCATCGCGGTGGAGAGCGACGCGCCGCACGCGGTGGGCGTCTACTCCCTCGACGCGCGCAGCCTGCAGTCCGGTCGCCTCCTCATGGAGCGCGCCGCCAGCGCCTACCGCGTGGCCCTTGAGCAGGCGCAGGACGCGCCCGCCTTCTACTCCGACATGCTGGTGGAGATCGGCGTGCCCTCCTGGGCGCAGGTCGAGCCCTACACCGCCGAGTAGCCTGCTTTTCAAAAGTGCCTTGCGCCTAAAACGCAAGGCGCTTATGAATTGCCAAAGAGGGACCGACATGGCCAACGTGGACGAACCGGGCGACTTCTTCGCCGCCCTAGAGGACCAGCGCCAGGCGCTAGGCCTGACGCAGCGCGACCTGTGCAAGCGCGCGGGCCTCTCGCATTCCGCCTACTGGTATGCCGCATCACGCGGCAGCGACATCGGGCTGAAGGCCGCGCTGCGCTACTGCAACGTGCTAGGGCTGCGGCTGAAGGTGGTGAAGGGGGCGGCGAAGTGACCGCCTATTACAACGAGATCGAGCCCTACGCAGCCGAGTGGCTCCGCAACCTCATCTCTGCCGGCCACATCGCGCCGGGCGACGTCGACACCCGCTCCATCGTCGAGGTGCAACCCGATGACCTCCGTGGCTACACGCAAGCGCACTTCTTCGCCGGGATCGGCGTCTGGTCCCACGCTCTTCGACTGGCTGGCTGGGCAGACGACCGACTCGTGTGGACCGGAAGCTGCCCCTGCCAGCCTTTCAGCGCCGCCGGCAAGCAACGCGGCACCGACGACGAGCGACATCTCTGGCCCGAGTTCCACCGCCTCATCGCGGAGTGCCGCCCTCCAGTCGTCCTTGGAGAACAGGTTGCGAGCGCGCTTGGCCGAGACTGGCTCGACGCTGTTCGCGCTGACTTGGAAGCATTGGGATATGCCATCGCAGCCGCCGATCTTGGCGCGGCGAGCGGCGGCGCGCCGCACATCCGACAGCGGCTTTGGTGGCTGGCCGACGCCGACCAAGCAGGACGCGGTGGGCTCACGCCGGCACGGCTACATGAACGATGGCATGGAGCGGGCCGCTACCAACCAGCGACGCGAGACGCTGACGGGGCACCCAGGGACGACGCTGACGGATGCCGCGGTGATGGCCGGCTGGCCGACGCCGCGCCTGGAGGACGGCGAGAGCAGCGGGATGCGCTGGGGGCGCGGGAAGGCCGACACGCTGACGGCGGTGGCGACGCATCTGGCCGGGTGGCCGACGCCGATGTGCCCGAACAAGGACGCGGGCAATTCGGACTACACGCGGAAGGTCGAGTACGCGATGGGGCTGCGGGATGCGGTGAACGGGGTGAAAATACCGCAGGCGATTCCTGGCGGCCCAGCCCGCTTCACGGCTTCTGGCGAGATGCTGACTGGCTCCTGTGCCGGGACGGAAAGTGGCGGCCAGTTGAACCCGGCACACTCCCGCTGGCTCATGGGGCTCCCGCCCGCGTGGGACGACTGCGCGCCTACGGCAACGCGATTGTCGCGCCGCTCGCCGCCAAGTTCATCAACGCGGTGATGGACTGCCAGCCATGAGCCGCAGCGCCACCCTGGCCGGTCCCGGCACCGCACGCTCGCCCAGCGCCCACTTCCGCACGGTGCGCTCGTCCACCTCCAGCGCCTTGGCCGCGTCGCGCTGCGTCATGCAGAGCGCGGCGATGGCAGCGCGGAACTCGTCAGCCGACACGGCGAACGATGCCTTCCGCGTCCACGCTGTAGCCGTGCGGACGCAGCAGCGCGTCCAGGCTGGCAAGCGTGTCGTCCTGGCTGTACGTCGTATTCAGCGCGCCGTCTGGGCGGAAGATCGCCAGGCGCTCCGGCCTGTCCTTGCGACGGCTGACGAAGCCAACGGCGTCGGCGGGGAGGGCGGCGGGGCGAGTGATCGGCTTGCTCATACCCCCTATTTAGGCCCAATGGGCCTAGTGCGTCAAGGGAGAAAAACATGAGGCCCGTGATCCTCGCCATCGACCCAGGCGCATCAGGCGCGCTTGCGTTCTTTTCCCCCACCGCCGGCACGCTCGAGATTATCGACATGCCCACCGTCGAGGTGAAGCGCGGCACGAAGATGAAGAACGAGATCAGCCCGCAGATGCTCGCGCCCCTCATCAACGCGCGAAAGGCCGGCGTGGCCGTGCTCGAGAAGGTCGGCGCGATGCCAGGCCAGGGCTCCTCGTCCATGTTCCAGTTTGGCCGCGGCGTCGGCATGGTCGAAGGCATCGTCGCCGCGCTCCACATCCCGGTGGAGTACGTCACGCCGCAAGCCTGGCAGAAGGCCGTGGGCTCGCGCGACGGAAAGGACGGCGCACGGCAGCGCGCCGCCGAACTATTCCCCGCATATGCGCACCTCTTCGCGCGGAAGAAAGATGACGGGCGCGCAGACGCGGCCCTCATGGCGTGGTGGAAGGCCACCCGCTAACGACATCCCGGCTGCGGGGTTCAGCAGCACCAAACGGAGCAATGACAATGGGTCTGGGTTTCAGCACGGAAAGCAGCGGCGGCGGCAAGTTCCTGCCGGTCGTCAAGTTCGACGCCAAGTCCGGCGACATGATCGCCGTCAACCGCGAGCCGGCAGGCGACGGCACCTGGGAGAAGAACGAAGTCGAGATCACCCTGCCGACCAAGGTCGTCATGGATCTCGCCGGCATCGAGATCGGCTGGCTCACCTTCACGCCGACCTACAACGCCGTGATGGCCAAGGCAGGCGAGAAGATGCCGCCCAAGCCCACCGCCGATCACAAGCAGGCCGTGCGCGTGCGCGTGTTCTTCAAGGACCACGGCCTGCGCGAGTTCTCGCCCACCTCCAAGACGCTGCTGCGGTCGATCGACCAGCTGCACGACCAGTTCCTGGAGCAGCAGGCCGCCAACCCCGGAAAGATGCCGGTCATCACGATCGAAGGCACGGAGACGATCAAGGTGCAGACGCCGCAAGGCGAACTGCGCTTTAAGGCGCCTAAGTGGTCCATCACCGGCTGGACCACCCCGCCCGCCGACATGACCAACGACGCGCCGCAGCCCGCTCCGGCACCGAAGCCCGCGCCCGCAAAGGCGCCCGTTGCCACCACTGTCGACGATGAGTTCTAGTAGATAAACGAAATGCGGCGCTGGTGTGCAGGATCACCAGCGCCGCATCATCGAGTCCACCGCGAACGCAGGAACCATCCGCGGATGTCCCAAGATATAACAACGACGCACGACACCGCTAGGCTAAAGATCGCCCTGGCCGCCAACGGACGCACAGATGTCAGCCTCTCGGCCAAGGAAATCACCTGGGCACACTTCTGCCAGCGCCTGTCGACGCCCAAGGTCGGGCCGAAGGACGGCAGCTACTACGTCCGCGGCGGCGACCTCGTCGAACCCAAGCGCGCCGACGAACACCTCCTCGCCGCCGACATCGCCATCATCGACGGCGACAGCCGCTTCGACCCGGAGACGGGCGAGATCTTCCCAGGCGCGCCGCCGCTGCCCGAGGCGATCGCCGCGATGGAAGACATCGGCGTCAGCTTCTTCGCGCACACCACCCACAGCTACGACCCGACGACCGACACCTGGAAGTACCGCATCCTGGTGCCGGCCCGCATGGCCAGCCCCGCCGAGCTCGACGCGGTCGTGTCCTGCCTGATCGAGCAGCTGCACGCCCGAGGCGTCTACATCACCGACGTCCCCGAGAACCGCCGCTGGTCCCAGCCCTGGTATCTGCCCCGCGTCGGCACGCAGGAGGCCGTCAGCGACTTCCGCTCCCACCGCCACGACGGACAGCCCATGGACGTGCAGAAGGCCGTCCAGTGGCTGCAGGCGCGCCAGCAGCAGCGCAAGGCCGAGCAGGCCATCACCAGCAGCCCGCCGCCTCCCAGGGCGCTCCCAGAGGCGCCCAGCGTCATCGACGCATTCAACGACCAGCACGGCCTCGAGTACGTCCGCCAGACCCTCGAGGCGAACGGCTACCGCTTCATGTACCGCGACGCCCACGGCCCCAACGGCGAGGCCTACAGGTACATGCGGCCAGGATCCACGACCGGCACGGCTGGCGTCGTCGTCTTCCGCGGCACCCGAGGCCACTGGTGCGCCTACTCCCACCACGGCATCGAAGACCCGCTGTCGGGCCACGTCACCGACCCCTTCGACCTCTACGCGACGTTCCAGCACGGCGGCGACCGCAAGGCCGCAGCCCGCGCCCTCATGCCGCCCGAGCAGAGCATCGCGGAGCGCATCCAGGCCAAGGCCCAGGCCTCCCCCATTGCCAGCCTCACCGACGACATCCCAGAGGCGCCGACAGCCCAGCAAGGCCCGCAGCCGCGCATCCGCCTCGTCATGGCGGGGGAACTGAAGGACGAGCCCGTCACCTGGCTGATCGACGGCCTGCTGCCCGCCTCCGGCTTCGCCGCCCTCTACGGCAAGCCCGGCAGCTACAAGTCCTTCGCCGCCCTCTACCTCGCCGCCATGATCGCCCTGGGCCTGCGCGCCTTCGACCGCACATGCAGCCAAGGCGACGTCGTCTACCTAGCAGGCGAGGGCGGGGCGGGACTGAAACGCCGCTGGGACGCGCTGCGCCAGCACCACAACCTGCCGCCCGACACGCCCATCGCCTTCGTCAGGGCGCAGCTGAACCTCCGGTCCACCTTGGAGGACGCCGAAGCCCTCGTCGAAGCCGTCAAGGCCAAAGGCCTCAAGCCCAAGCTGCTGGTGGTCGACACGCTCGCCCGCGCCTTCGCAGGCGGCAACGAGAACAGCAGCGAAGACATGGGCGCGTTCATCGCCGTCATCGCCTACGTCATGCAGGCCCTCGACTGCGCCATCCTCATCGTCCACCACTCCGGCAAGGACGAAGCCCGAGGCCAGCGCGGCCACTCCAGCCTCCTGGGCGCCGTCGACGCCGAACTGGAAGTCACCAAGCTGTCCGACGACGACAGCCCCGAACGCCTGGGGCGCCTCAAGGTCACCAAGCAGAAGGACGGCGAAGACGGCATGGAAATCGGCTACCGCATGGTGACCGTCAGCCTCTCCGACATCGACCCAGACGCCGCGTCCCTGGCCCTGGAGCCGCTCAACGGGCCGGTCACGCCCACCGCCAAGCCCCAGAAGCTGACCGGCAACGTCGCAGACGGCCTCAATGCCCTACGCAAGGCCATCGCCAACCACGGCGACACGGCCACCTCCAACCACATCCCGACGCACGTCCGCTGCGTCCACGTCGACACCTGGCGGACCTACTTCTACCTGGAGAGCACCAAGGACCAAGAGGCCAAGAAGAAGGCCTTCCAGCGCGCACGGGACACGCTCAAAGACCGCAGCCTCGCCGCGCACCACGGGGATTTGTGGTGGCCCACAGACCGCGAAATGGCGGGACAAGGAGCGGGACATTGACCGGGACATACATCGGGACAGCCGGGACAAACGGGACAAAACCGCAGACCGGGACCGGGACAGACGGGACAACACCCTTAAGGGTGTCCCGTTGTCCCGGTACGAGCGGGACATTTTGCGGGGAAGGACCATGAGCAAGATGAAGCGACTTTCGACCGCCGATCAGGCGCTGCTGCGGATGGGAAGCATCGCGCACGGGAAGGCACTCGCCGCAGCTATCGCACCCCTCGACCAGGTCGCACACGCGCTGGAAGCGAAGTGGGGCTGCGACCGACTGCCGCGCCTGGTCACCCCAGAACTCGCCGCCCGCTTCGGACAGGCCGCCGACAAACTCGACGCCGCCATCCACGACAACGACCTCGAGGCCATCACCCATCGCGCCCAGGTCATGATCCGAGGCTGGCAGGCCCTCGATCAAGCCGCCACCGAAGCCGGCCACACACCCATGCCGCCGAACACATGGTCGATGACCTGGCACGGAAAGCCGTATACGGTGGCGCTGAACCCCAGAGACGCCGACGCCGTGGCACGACACTCCGACCACCCCGAAACCGTCGTCACGCTCCCCGAACTCCTGCTGGCCTGGTCCCAGTGGCAGCCAGCCGCATTCGCAGAAGCCGCCAAGGCCGCCTTCCCAGGCGCCACCGTACAGCCCGCACAGAAGGTCACCGTCCCCGATGACGAAATCCCCTTCTGACGACCTCGACGCCCACTGCGCGGCCATCTGGGACGACATCCTGACCCAGGCCGCGCCCCAACCCGAAGACCTGACACGATGGACACGCAACCGCCTCGACACGATCGTCCAAGCACTCCACGACGACAGGCTCGCCAGGCTCCGCCAACAGCCGGTCGTCAGCCTGCAGGAGTACCGGGAGGCGAAGGGGAAGGAGGAGGGGCGCGGTAATGGCTAGGCCGACGATTAGGACGCCCGAACTGGTCGACGAGATCTGCCTACGGGTCGCCCAAGGCCGATCCGTCAACAGCATCTCCCAAGACGAGGATATGCCCGACGCGAAGTCCATTTGGACGTGGCTCAACCGCGATGAGGTGTTCCTCCAGAAATACACGCGCGCGATACAACAGCGGGCACTAAACCACGCCGACCGCATTGCCGAGGTCTCTGCTGCGGTCTTAGCGGGGAAGATCCCACCCGATGCTGCGCGCGTTGCGCTGGACGCGATGAAGTGGACCGCTTCTCGTTTGCTTCCAAAGGTTTACGGCGACCGGACGCAGATAGATGCGACCGTCACGCATACGCACACGCTGCACCTAGAAGCGTTGAAGGAGCTCGCGGGTAAGGGCGCGGGTAATGGTTCCGGGTACATCGAGGGGCAAGCCGTTGATGTCGCAAGCCTTCCTGCCTTTGGTGGGGAAAGGCAGGGTGGCGGGGGCGTGGCGCCTGCGCGCGTGGTGGCCGGCGGCCAGGCGGTCGAGCCGCCAGACCCCCCCGGCACCCCCGACCGACCGGGGGCGCCCGCGTGCGCGCCCCCCGCGCTTTCTACGCGCCCGTTGCGTCGTGGGCTTCGATTGCGCGAGCCCCCCTCCCCCCCGGTTGTTGGTGATGGGGTGGTCGCGCGGAAAAAAAGAAAGGGCAAGGGCGAATGAGCCGGTCGGACTCGTATCGGATTGAGTGGCGGGACATTGGGGTGTTGCTGCCGTATGCGCGGAACAGTCGGACGCATAGCGACGCTCAGGTGGCGCAGATAGCGGCGAGCATTAGGGAGTTTGGTTGGACGAACCCTGTGCTGGTTGATGCTGAGGGGACGATCATTGCGGGCCATGGGCGCGTGATGGCGGCGCGGAAGCTGGGCGAGGCGCGGGTGCCGGTAATTGAGTTGGGGCATCTGACGGAGGCGCAGAAGCGGGCGTATGTGATTGCGGACAACCAGCTGGCGTTGAATGCGGGCTGGGATGCGGAGATGCTGAAGGTCGAATTGACTGACCTGGCGGGTATGGATTTCGACTTGGCGCTGCTGGGTTTTGACGACAAGGCGCTGGCGGGTTTTCTGGCTGAGGAGACGGCCGGGCTGACGGATCCTGACGAGGTGCCGGAGGCGCCGGTTGATCCGGTGAGTGTGCTGGGCGATGTGTGGGTGCTGGGGCGCCATCGGCTTGCGTGCGGGTCGTCGACCGAGGCTGACACGGTGGGGAAGCTGCTGGGTGCGGTGAAGCCGCACCTTATGGTGACGGACCCGCCGTATGGGGTGGAGTACAGCGCCGACTGGCGTGACGCTGCGCTAGGGGGCAAGGCGGGCGGCAGGGCTACGGGCAAGGTATTGAACGACGACAAGGCTGACTGGCGCGAGGCGTGGGCGCTATTCCCTGGCGACGTGGCCTATGTCTGGCACGCCGGCAATATGGCGCACGTCGTTGCGGAGAGCCTTTTGGCTTGCGACTTTGGGGTCAGGGCGCAGATTATTTGGGGCAAGTCGCAGTTCGTCATTGGCAGGGGCGACTATCACCCCCAGCACGAGCCGTGCTGGTACGCCGTCCGCAAAAACAAGAAGGGCCACTATGACGGCGGGCGCAAGCAGTCGACGCTGTGGCAGATCGAGAAGCCCCGCAAGTCCGAAACCGGCCACGGCACGCAGAAGCCGGTCGAGTGCATGAAGCGCCCGATTGAGAACAACAGCAGCCCCGGCCAAGCGGTCTACGAGCCGTTTAGCGGCTCAGGCACGACGATCATCGCCGGGGAGATGACGGGGCGTTGCGTGTATGCGGTGGAGTTGAACCCGGCGTATGTCGATGTGGCAGTTAAGCGTTGGCAGGACTTCACGGGGCAGAAGGCTGTGCTTGAGGGCGACGGGCGGACGTTTGAGGAAGTGGCTGCGGGGCGCTTGGTGTCGTGAAGCAGTCCCGCGCGATGTCGTTGGTTGAGGCGGCGGTGAATGTGGCGGCTGGATATGTGGTTGCTCTGGCCGCGCAGCTGGTTGTGTTCCCGCTGTTTGATGTTGCTGTTTCGTTCTCCGACAATCTAATAATCGGTGCCATTTTCACGGTTGTCTCGCTGGTGCGGTCGTATGTGCTGCGGCGGTTGTTTGAGGCTGTGCGTGTGCGGGGAGGTATTGCATGAGCGAGGCTGACCGGGAGACGTTCGTTTCGTTCATCACGCGGTACCGGGACGACCCGGTGGGCTTTGTGCGGAACGTGCTGGGGGCGAAGCCCTTGCCGTGGCAGGAGGAGTTCATGCGTGCCGTCGCGAGGGGCGAGCGGCGGATTTCGGTGCGCGCGGGGCACGGGGTGGGGAAGTCGACGGTGTGCAGTTGGGTGCTGATTTGGCACGCCTGCACGCGGTATCCGCAGAAGTCGGTGGTGACGGCGCCGACCGCGGCGCAGTTGTTTGATGCGCTGTATGCCGAGCTCAAGACCTGGGTGAACAAGCTGCCGCCTGTGCTGCGGGAGAGCTTTGAGGTTTTCAGCGACCGGATTGCGCTGCGGGGCGCCCCGGAGAGCAGCTTCATTTCCGTCCGCACCAGCAGCAGCGAGCGGCCCGAGGCCTTGGCGGGGGTACATAGTGAGAACGTGCTGCTAGTGGTGGACGAGGCGAGTGCGGTGCCGGAGGCGGTCTTTGAGGCGGCGGCTGGCTCGATGTCGGGCCACAGCGCGAGCACGATCCTGATTAGCAACCCGACGCGGAACAGCGGGCTGTTCTACAAGACGCACCACGATCTGGCGGCGGATTGGTTTCGCATGCACGTTTCGTGCGCGAACAACCCTTTGGTGTCGTCGGACTTCGTGCGTCAGATCGCGGCGACGTATGGCGAGACGTCGAATGCGTACCGGATCCGGGTGCTGGGCGAGTTCGCGCTGGCGGATGATGATACGTTGATCCCGGCTGATCTGGTGGACTCGGCGCTGGAGCGCGACATCACGGTCGGGGCCAATGAGCCGATGGTCTACGGCCTGGACGTGGCGCGGTTCGGGACGGACAGGACGGCGCTGTGCAAGCGCAAGGGCAACGTCGTGCTGGAGATCCGGGCCTGGGGCGGCTTGGACTTGATGCAGACGGTGGGCGCGGTGGTGAACGAGGCGAAGAAGGACGCGCCGGAGGAGATTTGTGTGGACACGATCGGGCTGGGGTCTGGGGTGGCTGATCGGTTGCGGGAGCAGGGTTACAACGTGCGGGACGTGAACGTGGCGGAGTCGTCGGCCATGAACCCGAACGCGCATCGGCTGCGGGACGAGTTGTGGCTGTCGGTGAAGGACTGGCTGGCGACGCGGTCGGTGAAGCTGCCGAAGGACGAGACGCTGCGGCATGAGCTGGTGGCGCCGAGGTATTCGTTTACGTCGACGGGCAAGGTGGTGGTGGAGAGCAAGGACGGCTTGAAGAAGCGGGGCATGCGGTCGCCCGACTTAGCGGACGCGTTGTGCCTGACTTTCGCGGGCCAAGCCGCTTTGGTGGGTGGTCGGGGGTCGGCGTGGTTGCCCAACAAGCCGCTGCGCCGGAGCATTAGGGGTGTGGTTTAATGGTTGCGTCTGTGGCGCAAGGCTCTTAGGTTTCCGGTGATTTCCGAGGGATTTGGCCCTGTGGACTACTTCCGTCTTCTCGCGCAGGTGATGCAGCAGCAGGGTCGCGGTGGCGACACTGTGCTGGCGCACATCACCCCGGACGAGGCGCGCATGCTGAAGCGGCGCGGTGGTGCGGGGACGCGCAACCCTGTGACCGGGCTGCTTGAGTTCTATGACGCGGACTCTGGCCAGGGTGGGGATCCGAGCGGCGGCGATAGCGGTGGTGGTGGCGGGGGCGATAGCGGCGGCGGCGACAGCGGCTGGGGCGGCGGAGATTGGGGCGGCTACAGCGAGCCGGGCGTGAGCCCCGACAGCGCGATTGCGGCTGGGTATGGGCCGGAGTCTCCGGGCTACGGCTCGCCTGACATGACGGACCCCAGCAATGCGATTGCGGCTGGGTATGGGCCGGAGAGCCCTGGGTATGGGTTTGGGGTTTCTCCGCCCAGCTACAACGATGGCGGCGGCAACGACAGTGTCTACGTCCCCGCGCCTGTAGCGCCAGCGGCTCCGGCGCCGCGTCCTCCTGTCAGGCCGTCTGAGGCCTTCATGCGGATGCTGGCGGCCTCTCAGAACATCGGCGTGCCGCAGGTGTCGATCGCCAGCAACTACGGCGGGCGTTCCTTTGTGCCTTCGGCGGCGGTGATGGCGCGCCCTGTGTTCAATTTCGCGCCGCCTTCCGCCCCTGCGCCTGCGCCGATGGCGCCCATGGCGGTGGGGCCGGCTTTCGGCGGCTTTCTGTCGCAGCCGGCGATGTTCCAGCCTGGCGATCAGGCGGCGGCGCGCCCCCAACTGCTGCCGATGGCGTTTGGTCCTGGCTTCCCCCGGAGGTTCCTGTGAAGACGCCGGCCTGGCAGCGCGCCGAAGGCAAGAACCCGAAGGGCGGCTTGAATGCCAAGGGCCGGGCGTCTGCGCGCGCCGAGGGCATGGATCTGAAGGCGCCTGTGAAGTCTGGCGACAACCCGCGGCGGGCGTCGTTCTTGGCGCGGATGGGGAATATGCCGGGGCCTGAGTACAAAGACGGGGAGCCGACGCGGCTGCTGCTGTCTTTGCGGGCCTGGGGCGCCTCGAGCAAGGCGGACGCAAAGGCGAAGGCGAAGGCCATTTCGGCGCGGAACAAGGGGAAGGCGTGATGGACGATCCTCGCTCCCCCTTAACGCCGGAGCAGCTGCTTTTGCTGCAACAGCTGCGGCTGATGGCAGACCTTCCGCCTGGCGCCCTTTCAGTCGGAAGTCAGTATGGGCCGGGCAGTCTCTTTGCGTCTTCTGTTGAAGGCGATCGCTCGCGCTTAATGATGGGGGGCGGCGGGGTCCGTGTTCCATTTGAGGGCGGCGCGGTGCGAGGCAATGTCAACGCTATGACCATGTCCAGGCCGGGCATGGATGTGACGTCAGTCTTGCCTACTGCGGGTCTGCAGCTTGGCCCTATTTCTGGCGACTATGGCGTTATGTATTCAAACGGTGACCGAACCGGGCAGGTTTACCGCGGAGGCGCGCAGGTAGGTGGGGCGCAGCTGGGGGTGTCTAGGAGTGCTTCTGACCGAGGCCCCGCCACTACCTCCTATTCTGTTTCTGCCCCTGTGGGGGGCGGATCTGTGGGCGCCGGAATGATGAGCGGGGCCGGTTTGCCCAGGCGCTATTCAGCCAACGCTGCCATTCCTGGTCTGTTGGGCGGCGACCTTTCGGTGTCTGGTGAGTACACACCCGAGACGCGGGACAGCGCCGTCTACGCCCGTTGGATGCGGAGGTTCTGAGCGATGAAGAAGCCGGTCTGGAAGACCCCCGATCCGACGAAGGGCGACAAGAAGCTGACCCCGGCGCGCAAGGCTGCGGCGAAGCGGATGGCCGAGAAGGCCGGGCGGCCCTATCCCAATCTCATCGACAACATGCGTGCGTCGCGGAAGGGCAAGTGATGTCGGACACGATGGACGAGTACGAAGACGGCGAAGCGTGTCCGGCGGCGACGGGCGACCTGACGCTGAACTTGCGGAACCGCGGGCGCGCGATCGACAAGGCGGACTATGGTCCGATGAACCCCGCCGAGCCGAACGAGCAGTACTGGCGTCGCATGGCGGCGCGCTGGGACGTGCCGGCGGAGGAGGCGAAGACGATGCGCTGCGGGAACTGCAGCGCCTTCAACCAGACGTCTCGCATGCTTGAGTGCATCGAGAACGGCATGTCGGAGGACGCGGGCGAGGACGCGATGGAGGTCGTCGAGGCCGGCGACCTGGGTTTCTGCGAGATTTTCGACTTCAAGTGCGCGGCGGGGCGGACGTGCTCTGCCTGGATCGTCGGCGGCCCGATCAAGGACGAGGGCGGCGACGAGGAAGAGGACGACGAGTCCGAGTACGGTGAGGATGAGGAAGGCTCCTACGAGGACATGAGCGCCGAGGAGGAGGAATGAACGTCTCCATCTGCGTCCCGGCGCGCGACGAGGTTGCGACCGGCTTCGCGCACGACCTGGCGATGCTGTCGGCGCGCTGGTACGGCAACGCGCCTCCAAATACGCGCTTCGACGTACATATCGTTAACGGGACGCTGATTGCGGACCAGCGCGCGAAGCTGGCGCACATGGCGCTGACGGCGGGCGCGGACTACGCGCTCTTCCTCGACAGCGACATGCGGTTTCCGTCCTACATCCTCGAGAAGCTGATCGCGCACGACAAGGACATCGTGGCCTGCAACTACGCCACGCGGCGTCTGCCGGTGAAGACGGTGGCCTTCAGCGACTTCGCCACGCTGAAGTGCATCTACTCGCACGACCGCACGGGCCTCGAGGAGGTGGACGCGATCGGCATGGGGGCGATGCTGGTGAAGACGGAGGTCTTCAAGAGGCTGCCGCAGCCTTGGTTCAACGTGTCCTACCTGCCGCGCGGCGGGATGTACGTCGGAGAGGACATCTACTTCTGCAAGTTGGCCCAGGCGCACGGCTTCAAGGTGCTGGTGGATCACGACTTGTCGAAGGACGTGAAGCACATCGGGTCGATGGAGTTCACGCATGAGCATGCCGAAGCCTGTCGGGCGGATCTTCCGACCGACGTGGAGGAGGCCGCGAGCAAGATCATGGAGAGTGCCGCATGAAAAAGATGTCAAAGGCGCAGGCCAAGGTCGGCAAGGTGATGGGCGAGTACAAGGCGGGCAAGCTGCACTCCGGGTCCAAGAAGGGGCCGGTTGTGAAGAGCCGGGACCAGGCGGTCGCCATCGCGCTGAGTGAGGCTGGCAAGGCGAAGAAGCGTTGAAGCACTATTTCGACGAGATCCAGGGCTGGTTCAACTTCTCCCAGGCCTACCGCGACGCGCTGCGGGAGGCCGGGGAGGGCTCTGTTTTCGTCGAACTCGGCTGCTGGAAGGGCCGATCGGCCTGTTTTCTACTCGTCGAGGCGCTTCGGAGCGGAAAAAATCCGTCGATTTTTTTCGTCGACCATTGGGGCGGGTCAAATGAGCCCGAGCACCAGACGGACCCCGAGCTCGAGCGGGTCTACGAGGTGTTCCTGGCGAATATCGCCCGCGCCGGCTACCCGAAGGCCAATGTCGTGCGGATGGCTACTGCAGAAGCCGCTGGATTGTTCCCCGCGGAGAGTGTTGACTTCGTCTGGGTCGACGCCGGCCACGAATACGACGAGGTGAAGGCCGATTTGGAGGCCTGGTGGCCCAGATTGAAGCCTGGCGGCGTGATAGGTGGTGATGACTTGCCCATGGACGGTGTAAAGCGGGCTGTGAGTGAGTTTTTCCCAAGCCACGAAGTCGGCTCCGAGGCGGGCTGGCAGTGGTGGCGTGTAAGGAAGAAGGTCTAGACCATGGCTCAAGGCGTGACCCCTGGGCGATACGACCCCGACGTGGTGAACATCCCGGCGCGTAGCGACGTCTACAACGACGAGACGGGCTACATGCTGCCGCAGAACGAGCCGATGGACGACGAGGAGTTCCGCTACATCGTCTTCCAGGCGATCACGGACTCGCAGACGTACATCGACAGCTATCTCGCGCCCGTGCGCGAAGATGCGATGGCCTACTTCCTGGGCGAGCTCTTCGGCAACGAAGAGGAGGGCCGCAGCCAGGTCATCCTGACCGAGGTGCGCGACACTGTCCTCGCCATGCTGCCGTCCCTGCTGCGGATCTTCACGGGCGGCGACAAGGTGATCGAGTTCGTGCCGAAGAATGCCGAGGACGTCGAGTCCGCGGAGCAGGCCACCGACCTGATCAACTACATCTTCATGCAGGAGAACCCCGGCTTCCGCATCCTTCACGACGCGATGAAGGACGCGCTCATTCTCAAGACGGGCGTGCTCACTTGGTACAAGGTCGACTATGAGGAGGTCGAGAGCTACGCCTATTCGGGCCTGCTGCCGGATGAGATTGCCCTGCTGACGTCGGATCCCGACGTCACGGTGGAGAGCCTGACGGAGGTCTTCGACATGACGACCGGCGTGGCGCAGACCGACCTGCGCATCCGCCGCGTGAAGCGCAATCCGCGCTACGTCGTCGAGTGCATCCCGCCGGAGCAGTTCCTTATCGACAACGAGGCCACCAGCCTCGACGACGCGATCTACGTGGGCCGCCGCAAGTTGGCGACGATTTCCGAACTTGTCGCCATGGGCTACCCGCGCGACATCATCGAGCAGAACGCCGGCACGGGCGGCTTCGATATGAACAACGAGGTTCTGGTCCGCAACCCGGCGGACCAGAGCTTCTTCGGCATCACGCAGACGACGGACGAGACGACCGACAAGGTTTTCTACGTCGAGAGCTACATCCGCGCCGATCGTGACGGTGACGGCATTGCCGAGCTCCACAAGGTCTGCAGCGTGGGCAATGGCGCCTACATCCTGCACAGCGAGGTCGTGCAGAAGGTGCCGTTTGCGATCCTCGCGCCCGATCCGACGCCGCACACGATCTTCGGGCAGTCCATTGCGGACCAGACGATGGACCTGCAGCTGATCAAGTCGTCGATCATGCGAAACACGCTCGACAGCCTAGCGCAGTCGATCCATCCGCGCACGGTGGTGGTCGAGAACCAGGTGAACATGGCCGACGTGATGAACGTCGAGACGGGCGCCATCATTCGCGCCCGCGCGCCTGGCATGGTGCAGCCTCTGGCGACGCCTTTCGTGGGCCAGCAGGCGCTGGGCGTGATGGCCTACCTCGACGAGGTGAAGACGCAGCGCACGGGCATCTCGCGGGCCTCGCAGGGCCTTGATGCGGACGTCCTGCAGTCCACCACCCGCGCGGCGGTGCAGGCGCAGCTGTCGAGTTCCCAAGAGCGCATCGAGATGATCGCGCGCCTGTTTGCCGATGGACTCAAGCGGTGCTTCCAGGGCCTTCTTGCGCTGGTGGTGCAGCACCAGGACAAGGCGAAGATTGTCAGGCTGCGCAACAAGTTCGTGCCGATTGATCCGCGGGGCTGGGACGCCTCGATGGACATGGTCGTGAACATCGCGCTGGGCCGCGGCTCCGACGAGCAGCGCATGGCCTTCCTGGCGCAGATCATCCAGCAGCAGAAGGAGGTCATTCAGACCTACGGGCCATACAATCCGCTGGTCGATCTGTCTCAGCTTCGCGGTGCGCTTGCGCAGGCGACGCAACTGGCTGGCTTCCAAGACCCAAGCCAGTTCTGGAAGGAAGTGAACCCGCAGGAGGTGCAGGCCTTCATGCAGCAGATGCAGCAGGGGGCGAACAAGCCTGATCCGGCGCAGCTCTTGGCGCAGGTCGAGGCGGAGAAGGTGAAGGCGGACATCCTCATCAACGCGGCGAAGCAGGAGCTCGAGCGCCAGAAGGCCGCCGCGCAGGCGGACCTCGAGCGCGACAAGATGTACGTCGACGCGATGATGAAGGCCGCGGAGATCCAGGCCCGCTACGGCGCCCAGGTCGACATGGCCATGATCAAGGCCGAGGTCGATCGGCAGCGGGCTGAACTGCAGGCCATGTTCCGCACCGCGCAGGGGCCGCTGCCTCCGCAGCTGCCGGTGCAGGCGCCTGCGCCGATGGTGATGCCAGGCGCGATGCCGCCGGGGGCGATGTGATGGCGAGCTACGAGCAGGAAGAGCTCTGGCGCGCCGCGCAGGCTCTCCACCGGGACGGCGCTGCGCAGGAGGTGCTGAAGCGCCTCGAGGCGCGGTGCGTGGCCGAGTGGATCAATTCCGGCCCCGAGGACGGGGCCAAACGAGACGCTGCGTACCACCTGGTGCGCGCCGTA